GTGTCGCAGTTGTATTAAAAAACCGCCCGCCTTTTGCAGAATTGCATGAAATGCACAATGTTTGCAGATTCCAGTCTTCATCACTACCACCCATGCTTCTAGGCACAATATGATCAACCGAATTGCCGTCCAAACCGCAGGTCTGGCATGTATGCCCGTCCCTGTTGAGTATCCGCTGTCTGATCTTGCGCCACTGGGCTGTAGAACCGTTGTCTTTTAATGCACTTGCCATTAGTAGTACCCACGATCTTGATGAAACTCCCATGCTTTGCATGAAGTCTTATAACGTTTCGTAATGTACTTAATCGTTGCGTCTATCTGTCTGTAAGGATCTAAGTCTCGATACCAGGTTGATCTCATCTGACCCAATCCGTAATGACTGCCATTGCGTGCAGTGTATGACCACCTAGATTCCTTTGTAATGATCTTATGAAAGCAATGAAATTGATCATAATCTAATAGCCTTGAATGTGCATAGAGTTTCAAGTGATCTATTGAATAAGCAGCTGAATAAGCAGGGCTTGCCCCTATCGGTGCGACCAGGCTAGTGATTAACAACAACCTTTGAAGTCTTTTTATATTTATCTTTTTAATTTCAAGATCATTTGAAAGAGATTCATTCTTTGTTTTACCCAATAAATCTGGGGTGTTGTTGTATGCGTCCAGCGTACACCCCCGTGTCAATCGTTGAATAACTTTACGCATGGCGTTGGGCGTGTCCCACAGGCTTTTAACACCTGTGTATAACTTCTGTGGATAACTATTCATTGGTGTCCCCAGCCTTTACCCTTGAAGGATATGCCGAAAGTTGAGTAGACCCGACTCATGTTTGACCCGCAGCAGATTGGTTCGCGCTCCTCGTGGATTGATCTATCCACCTCAACACTGATTTGGCACACCGTGCATTTAAACTCATAGATCGGCATTTGATGTCCCTATCTGTGCAACTGTCATGCAACTGCACATGCTGCATTGGATAGTCTCCACACCTGGCGGCAGTAGGTCTGTGATGTTGACAATGAACTGATTGGTTTTCTTTTTGCACATTCGACATTCAAATTGAACTGTGTCCATAGTTGCTTCTCCTAAGGTTTTCAATTGGCTGCAGGTTGATTTGTGTGACCCACCAATTAGGTTGCTTGGAATGACGGTATTTAGGGCGTTGTGCCATTGCAATGGGTATCCAACCCGCAATGAAGTAATGCGGTGCTTGTCCAGTAACCAACACGGCTATGTCGTTTGGTCTGTCGTACTCATGGATTATCAGCTGCCCGGCAACGTACTTAGTCCAACGCACTTCGATCGCATTGCCTACGTCAGCCTTTACCTTGAATTTGTTTTCGTATGGGTCAAATGGAAGATTGAAGTATTTTGCTACAACCCACTCACTACCAATTGCTTCAGCAGATTCAACCAGGTACTCAAATGTAGCCAAACTCTTTTGATACCGCTGCGGGTTATCCATTCCCTTAGTCGATTCAGCCGTTAGTTTGACCGCCGCCAACATGCACACCATTTGCTCATCATGCGTTAATTCCATCTTCATCGGCAACCAATGCAAAACCAAATAACCTTCTCATTGCCAAAACCCTTTTGATAACCGAAAGCGTCAAGGCGTGTGAGAATTGAGCATTTGTCGCACTGCTCCATTTTGTATTCCTCGACCACTTCACCGTTTTTGAGCAGTTTGCCAATCATGGTTTGCGGGTTGATTATCTCCATGTACTCGCTCATGCTTGCGGTTCCCATTTTCCCGTTGATCGCATGACGTACCAGCGTGGTGTGCATTGCGTTGCCTTTGTGCGTTCGGTGCAGAAATACCCGCCCCATGCCTTCGGCGCACCTTCATGTGATTGTTTCCAGATCATGTGCCCATGACTGCACTGGGGTGCTTCAGCAACTAATTCGCCACCTAATTGCTTGGCGATCTCGTCAACACTTGAACCAAACGACGGGATACCTGCTTGCTCGGCTTCGGCAGCTGATTTGTAACTTGGCACGTCACCAAACTTGGTTGTCCAATAATCTGTTGTGTCTTTGTTAGCGATCTTGGCTGGCGTGCGTTCTACCTGCTCCATGATTTCTTTCGTGCTTCTCTCAGCCCCGCCCATAACCAATTGCTGCACTCGCATAATTGCGCTTGTAGTCGTATCTTCTACATACCAACGACGCATATTTTGTTGGTATGCACCAACGTAACCGTGTGCGTAATCTATGCCCGCAGGGTTCACGTCAGTGTCATTGCGAAAGGCTTTTGCTTCAACTAAGACATAACCTTTTTCCGCACTAAATTCCACAATGCGTGTTTCAATGCGACCTGTTGGGTAAGTTTTAATCCAGCGTTCTAGGCGTTCGCGTGAAGCCTCGTAGTTATCCAAGAACCCCATTACTTCACCGCCTTGTTTGCAATGTGGCGACTGATTGCCTTACGACGTGCCAAGCCTTCGCGCTTGCCGTCTTTGAAGCCTTTTGCGTATCCCACCGCAGCTGACATAACCAACAAAATTGCCAGCATGCTCAAACGACCCAATGTTGCCGGGTCTAATAGATCAAGTACCATTTTGAATTCTCCCGATTCTTGGTGATAAGGACTACCACCTAGACATAGGGTGAACCACGATCAACGCGCCGTCAAGAACCTTGCGTGTTTGTCGGCGTGTCTACAGGCTTCGGCTTGGATTTTAATCCGTTGCCAGCAAGTACCCCACCCAGTGAACCAGTCAGGAAAATTGCTAATGTTTTCAATAAGTCAATAAACGCAGCGTCGTTGGGTGCTTGCGCACCAATTGGCTGGGTCACGAAAATCAATGCGTATGTGATACCCAGCGTAACGATCAAAAAGACGGCTGCAAGTGTTGCGCCAATAATTAAGATTAGTTGGGCGTGTACTTCCTCAGGGGTTTTGCGTCGGGCTGGTTTGTGATGACTCAAATCCAAGTATGTCGTCAGTGCATGTTCCAGTAGGGACGCATTGCGGTTTCTGACATTCGGGCTTCGCCCAGTTTTCGTATTCTTGGCACTCATAACGTACCCAGCCCTGATAACCGCAAGCCGTGAGACTTAGCGAAATGCCCAACGCTAAGCCCACGACCGCAAGTTTTCGGGCTACTTCCCCGTTAACCCGAAACTCTTATCCTGCGGGTTTAACCAACGCAAGATCACTGGTGCAACCGCTGCAACACCAGCCATTGCAAGGGTCTTAGGGTCTGTTACGCCCGCCATGTATAAGGCTAAGGCTGCTGCCATGAATGAACGCGCCCATGAGGCTGCTACGGCTTTTGCTTTGTCCATTTTGTTTTCTCCTTTGTCGGTTTGACTCCCGATTTTGGTGTTTCAACTGTTGGATATTCGCCCTTGTAAGGGACAAACTTAGGAATTCCAAACCCAACAATCTCAGTCCCGATCTTTCGAACCTTTACCATTACCATGCCGCCGTTGCGCTGGTCGCCTGTCCCGCTGGTATTGCCCTCAATTAGAACGCAGGTCTTGTCGTCAATTAAACCAACAACGATTCCAATGTGTGAAATGCGATCAACGCCGTCATGTGGAAAATCCATAAAAGCCAAATAACCCAATTGCGGCATGTTTGACCAACGGTTTGTTTCTTTGAATTTGTGTGCGCCGATAGCAGTTCCAACGACTGAATGAATTTTGACGCCTGCCTGTGCAGCGCACCAATTAACAAATGAACCGCACCACGGTAGCCCGTCAGCCTTTGTAAATTTGCCGTACTTTGTAAGATTTTCGCCTTGTTCGACTGTGCCGATTTCAGCTGCGGCAATTTCGATCAGGCGTGCGCTTGTACCTTCTGGATAAGTCATGGTGCGATTGGAAATACAACGTCGTCTGCGTTTGCGCCTTGTGCTGGCAAATCACGCAGTTCTTGTCGATAAGTTGCCCATGCTGTTTTATCCGCTGGAGAATCTTCTATTTGAGTCCAATCTGTGCGAACAAGTTCATAGTTACGCCAAGCACGAATTTGTTCCCATTTTTGGTCATTTGTTGCATCTGGAAAATCTGGATTAAATTTAAAAGTCATTTTTATGCCTCCTCATAGGTAATGAAAAATGAAATATTGTCATTTGTGCTCCATGTAAACACGGCACTTAAATCGTTATTCCAAGTCGCATATGTGCCTGACGAATTTATAGGTCTAATTGCGACACTGTTTGATGCAAAACAAACACCAGTTCCTAAAGATGCTCCAACACCACTGTCTTCTAAATAAACGCTGCATGTTGAGTAACTGTTTGCAGTAGACGGCAATCCTATGTTTAGACCAGCGGGCATTGAAGTAGTACTTCCAAAAACTAAACGATAAGAAACAAAAACAGTTTTACCAACTTTTACATAACGTGCTGTTTGTGTGCCATTACCTAAAGTTAATCCAGTATTTGTCGGTGTGTAAGTAGCCCATGTATAGGTTGGGGCTGGAATAGCCGCCCAAGCAAGACCAGTTGCAGCAGTTGAGTCGGCTGTCAGCACTTGACCATTTGTACCGACCGCAAGGCGTGCTGGTGTGTCTGCCGCTGTTGCTGCAATGAGATCGCCTTTAGCGTCAACAATTGCATTTTGAATTGCATTGCTATCGTCTTGTGCAACCCATGAAAAATCCATGTCTGTGTTTGACGCCTTAGCCAAAACCTGACCAGTTGTGCCACCAAGCAAATCAGCCATTGAAGTTGCAACGGCTTGACCAAATACTTCAAAGTCTGCTGGCAAATCCGTGACCAAATCGGTCGACGTAGGCATTTGCCACGAAAAGGGAGTTGTCGGGTTTGTAATTGGAGTCTCCTTTGTTAAGTGATAATTGTCGCACGCGCCCAGTCAAGCGATGGCGACACGCCCGACCAGGTAAATGTGTTAGAAATTTCGTCCCATTGCAAAGCCTGCAATGAATAAGCAACGGGCGAAAGATTAAGCGAAACCGAAAGGGTGTTGTATCCCGCACGAAATGACCAGCCCTCGACGAAGCCCTGGAAGATTGACCCCATGTTGCTAGGTAGATCAGCGATTGAAACTGGCATGCCCATGAAGACACCGATCAGGTTATCGCGGTCAGAATTGTCCACTTCAGGATTGGTCAGGTCGTAGGTAATCTCGCTAAAAATTGGCTGTGGGTCTTTTCGAAGTGCTAGGTAAAAGTTAGCCTGAGCAGTCGCGTCAGCTGCGTCGTGCAGTGTCGTTGTAATGATTTGAGACAATGTGCCATAAGTGTTAATTGATGTAGCGTCGCTGGCAGATTGATCGGCACTGCTAGTCGCGCCGTATTTGATTGTCA